GTTCGGGTCATCACCCTGGAAAGCTCCGTTAATTGGCCTTCTCTGGGTTGTTAAGGTAAATCCGTCTTCTTTCACATCAACAAACAGTACCTGCTTTGTGGTGTAAGCATTTTGTTTCTTTGTCTCGTCCCATTCTTCTTTTGTGGGCTTTTCAAAATACAGCACTGTCGTTTTGACACCGGAATACGGCTGAAAAATGCCCGCCGGCATGGAAAAGACAACTTTCAAATCAAACTCTCGTAAGAGCTTCATGCGTATATTCTTGAATACAGAGGAATTGTCAAATTTTATATTATACTACAAGATACCAATTGAATCAATTGAAAATAAAAAAAACGCGGGCCGGAGCCTATGACTCCGACCCGCAACATTCACTGTGCCCTATCCAACTCCAGCACCGCCGCCTCAATCATCGCTCTTATCGCGTCGGCGGTGCTCGTCACGTCAAACTCATAGCCCTTCTCCCGCAGCCGCTCCGCAACCCAGGCGAGCTTCTCCTCACCCCGCCCGGAGCCCACGAAAAGCTGCTCCGCGGCCTGCACGAACACCTTAACCCACATGCGCAGCTTCTCGAGGCGGTCGCCAGCCAGCTTCGATTTTATGTATGGCACAAGCAGCGTGACGATAATCGCGCCAATCAGTGAGATGACGCAAAGTATAATCGGCGTAATATCAACCATTCATTTTTTCTCCTTCGTTTTTCCGGCGGCTCCGCGCCGCCTTTTTCTTTTTGGTGAGCTCGGCTAATTTTTCAAAAATCATCTCGACAATCTTAATTAAGCACATCGCCCCGCCTTCGATTTTAAAAAATGCAAAAAACTCGCTGACAAGCATGTCCGGCACGGCGCCCTTGACATAGTAGGTCACAATCATTAGCGCCGTAAACACGAACACGCTTGCCAGCATCGCGACGACCGCTTTCTTTAAAAACCGGACAGCTCGATTTATGACAATATTAGCATTTCTCGAGGTCATCTATGTGCACCGCCGCGGTTACGACTTTGCCGATGCCGATAACGACACGGTCACCAGTTACGCTTATCACGTCATATTTTTCATAGTACACAACAAACGTACCCGCGCCGCCGTAGACTTTGCCGCGCTTTTTGCCTCCGGATACGGTATAATTCTTCACCCGCACCTTATCGCCGGCAGTGATGCTCTGGGCAGGCTTGGCCGCGGGCTGCTTGTCCAGCAGCTGTAAATAGCCGTAGTTTAGGTCCACGTCGGTAACTATCCCGTCGACACGCCCTTTCCCAATCTGCCAGACATCGGGCTTGCCAAATGCCGTGTTAACTGCGCTTTCTTTCACCTCTTCAAATCTAATTGCCCGGCCGTCCCCGAGCGGCCACTGCGCGAGCCAGAAGGAGTAGCCAGACAGATCTCCCCAATTCAGCTTAGTTTTTATGTAGTCGACATTCGTGTACACGCCCGGGCGATAGCCGGCGGCTTTGATTTGTTCCAAAAAGGCGACGTGTATTGCCGTGCGGAGCGCCTTTGTGTACGACACGCCCTTTTGTTTGGCGTAATCCTCCGTTGCGTACTCGAAGTCGTAATACACCGGCAGGGCAATCCGATATGGCTTAATCAGCTTTACGCAATGCTCAGCCTCGCGCTTCGCCTGCTCTGCGTTTAATGCATAGCTGAAATAGTATATCCCCACGGGCATCCCCGCGCTTATGGCGCCCTCGACGTTCGCCTTAAAGCACCGGTCCTCAATTAAACCATACCCCGCTCGGATAATCGCGAAGTCAATGCTCGCCGCTTTAACTTTCGACCAGTTGATAGTCCCCTGATGGTGGCTCACGTCAATCCCTCGGCTCGCCATTGCTCAGCCTCCTCCACTCAAGTTTCGAGATACGCCCCTCATGGTTTTGCAGCTGCGCGCGCATCTCGGCATGTTCGGCGCTGTTAATGCGCCGGTCGTCAGCCACCGTCTGCTCAAGCGAAACCAGTGTCACATCAAGCTTGGTAAGCGTTTTCACCAGCTTGGCGAGCACGGTCCCGAGCGTTACCATTGTCCCGCACAGCGTTAAAAGCCCGGCGACGATTTCCCAAGTCACGAGGAGCCATCCCCTTCGCCGGGTTCATTTTCCTCCTCGCCGGCAGGCTCATTCTCCGGCATAGGGTACGCATCCCCAATCTTCAGCCCCTCGCCGGGTACGCAAAGTTTCCCGGGCAAAAGCTGCTGGGCAAGCTCGACGCTTTCGCAAACTATGAGGTTTACAACTGTCCCGTCATCAACAACCGCGACAATCACGCTACCGCCCCCTTATGCGACATAGCCGTAAATAATACAAAGCCCGTTGCCGCCGGGCTTGTCATAGTTGCCGCCCCCACCGTAGCCCGCCGAGGTTGTATTGGTCGCGCCGGCGCCGTATAAGCTGTTGCCGCCCGAGTTTAGCTGCCCGGACTCGCTTGTAAAGCCCGCGACCGACACGCCAGCGCCCGGCTTGTTTGTGCCCCACGCTTTGTTGCCGCCGGGTACGCTGAACCCCCAAAATGAAGTGGAGCCGCCGTCTGACCCCGACGCTCCTGCGCCGACTATAACGGGGAAGGATGTTATAGGCGAGTTTGGCGGGTAATAGAAGTCTACAAACAGCAAACCGCCTGCGCTGCCGCCAGGCGACCACCATTCGCCGTTTGAGTCTTGATAGCCGCCCCCTCCAGCACCGAGCAGCATGATAAGGTAACGGTTGCCGACCGAGGGATATTCGCTTGGCCTGAAGGTGCCAGATGAAGTGTACCTGCAAAGCTCGACAAGCCGAGGCGCGCGGCTGTCGACATACTGCTTCGTGGCTGCGTGCAGCGGGCTTGCCGGGTCGCCATGCAGAGTAAGCGGGCCGGTCATAATGCTGCCGGCGCGCTGCACAAGCTGCGCCATAGCACCTTCGGCGAGCGTGCCCGCGACGTCGGCGTACGCCACGTTCTGCCCAATCCCGTCGACGAGTGACTTGACGCGCCCGCAAAGTTCAGCGTTGTCTCTGTAGTCGGTTATCATCATCTCGGTAATCGCGCTGACCCCCGCCCCGACGTCAACCCGAGCTACGACAAGGTCATATATATCGCCCTCGCGGACCGGCAGCTCGCCTGGCGCCGGGTCGGTTAGCCAGACCTTCTTAATCGAGCCGCCGTCAAGGTCGAGCCTAAGCACAAGCCAATAGGAGTGCGCAACCACATCCGGTTCGAACGTGTGCTCCTCGGGCTCACTATCCCAGCCGAAGTAGCCGTTTATGAAGCACCTGCCCGGCGCAATGCGGACTGTAAGCCCGGAAACCGGGCTGACCTTAAAGCTGTCGGGCGGGTTTATGTGCACGCCGTTGCCTACAAAACTAGCAAAATACGCGGCAAAAAAGTCGGCAGTCTCCGCTTTGTTTCCGCGCGGGAAGCCGCCGACCGTTTCGACCACTTCGGTCGAGTCAAAAAAGCCCGAACGCATCGCCATTACCTTAGCACCTCTCTTTTGATAACGTCGATAAAGCTGATTTTCTCCCCAAAACGTGGCACCACACGCATTTTGTCGCTTTCGAACACCTCGTCTATAGAAGTGATGCGCGCCGTCCAGGTAAGGCTTATGTCACTGTTGACAATTTCGCAAATATCGCCGAGGTCGAAATCTACGCCGTACCTGAGCACGCCGACGTCCACTTCGGCGTTGACGCTTTCTTTGTAGTTCATCTCCGCGAGCTTCTCAATCCCGCGCTGTCTGAGCACCTCCCGGTATTCATTCGCGGAGAGCGTTCTTTTTTTGCCATTTTCGTCGGTATACTCGCTCCGCAAGTCTCGAGCGTCGATAAAGACCTCTCGCCGCTCCTCGCCTACGGGGCCTTGGTCAACCTCGACTATTACCCGATTCGCTCCGGTCTCCTCGCCCGCCACATATGCGAAGTTGTAGTAGCCCTCGCGGTCGTAAACGTATTCGGTGGTGAGGAGATTGCCAAACGACGAGGAAAACACCGAGAAAGTGTTTTGTGACTGCGACTGAGTGCGGTCCTTGCCGGACCACAGCCCAAAGAATATCTTTTTTTCGTCAGGGTCAAACCGCACGTAGTACGAGAGCCCAAACGGCATAAGCGTCTCGTACATGATCTCGCCCAAAGGCTTGCCGGTGACCTGCTTTCTTATCGGCTGGTTAAACCCCGCTGGCGCGTCAAGCACAACGCCCGGCAGCGCGCGCTCGCCGGTTAGGGCGTGCCTTATTAACAGATCTCGCAGCGCCGGCTCAAGCTCGCCTGCCAGCGTCGTCGTGTGCAGCGTGCATCTTAAGTCGAGCAGCGCCTCGGCGCCTTTGCCGGTCACAACCAGCTCGCGCCTGCCGCCTTCGTCGCTGTACCGCACGCCGAGCACCAGCCCCAGCCTGCCGGTGTCAACCGCCCACAAATAGCGCGCATGTCGAGCCACGACGAAATAGCCGCCGCTCAACACCAGCGAAAAGGTATCATGCTCGAAGTAGTTGCGAGTCCAAACGAGCGAGCGGAAGTCGTCAATCGGCGCGCTGAGCGGGTTAAACTCCGGGTCAAGAAAAATGACCGTCATCGCAAAATCACACTCCCAGCCACCTGCGGGCGAAGGCGAAGCGCGCAGTCATATGCTCGGCGCCGTCGTCGGCTGAAATCTCAAGCCGGCTTTGCCCGACGGGTATCTCAAAGAACACCGAACGCAAATCGTAAAGGTGGCGCGCCTCGCCGTTGATGAGTATCGTCTTGTTTCCCGCCTCGGTGACGATTTCAACCACGTCGCCCCTATTTAATGACGCGAGCACGCGGATGAATTTGTCGTCAAGCGAGATTTTCGGGTTTATCACAAAATCCTCAATGTAAAGCGTGCAGTGAATACCGGTCGGGACGTCGCCGTCGTTTTTCAGCGTGGCTACAAACTCGTCGCGCCAAATGCCAGCAGAGATACCTGCACCTTTGAAAGTGTTAAACGGGAAGGTTAAAAGCGGCACAAGCTTGTTGTACACATAAACCGTCTCCTCCTCGTCGCGGAAGAACGGGTCGGGGCAGAGCAGTTCGACCGTCACATGCAAATGGTCGTCATGGATGTTGGGCTGGACAAACTCCGGCTGGCCAGCAATCCAAAAATCGATAACCCTTGTCACCCCGCTCCTTGTCACTTTGAGACGCCCGGGCTTGTATGGATTAAAAAACGAAATCAGCCACGGGCGCAGCTCCTCGGTCCGCTTTTTGTCCGAGACGCTGAAGGTAATAGTTATCGTACGGGGGCCCACACGTCGCGACTGCACAAACGCGCCGGGCAGCTGCGCGCGCTCGACAGTATCAAGCTGTATATCGGACGCCTCGATGCCGCTATACGACAGCCAGCGGTAGACCGAGCCGCGGCCGAGTTTAAGGGTTTTGCCGCCAATCTTAAGCGTAAAACTCAGCTGCGGGCTAAGCTCGGGCATATCTCGCCATCGCCTCCAGCTCCCGCCGCACTTTGCGCGCCACCTCATATGGGCTTAAGTTTGCGTTCGTGTAGAAATTCAGCACCGGCGCGTTGGTGGTGTAAACCGCCGGCTTCTCAAGCGCGCGTATGGCAGCGATAAGTTCTGAGTAATCATTCCGCACGATAAGGCGGGGAATGGCGGCAAGCGCGGTTAGCCTTTCGTACATGCTCCCGCCAACAGCCTCTGCCGCCGTTTGCGCGATAAGCCTTGATATTTCGCGAAGCTCGCCGAGCTTTTCCTTTATGCCGAGCACGTAGCCGTCGACCGTGTACTCGCCAAGCATCATCATCACGCGCGACGGCGAGCGCATGTCCTGCGCCTTTTTGACCGTATCAACCGGCATACGCGCCATCGACTCCGCCGCACCCGCAATAGCGTCGAGCCCGATTTCAATCCCTTGCGCGTACCCCTTGGCGGTGTTTTTGCCCGCTTGTATTGCGGCATCTAACGGAACAGGCACGCCGGGCATAATCGGCAGCGGCACGCCCATAAAGCCTCCAAGCCCCATCATGAGAGAGCGCCGCAAGTTTTCAGCCGCGTGCGCGACCGCGTAGGACTGGCTGTTTATGCCGTCGATAAAACTCTGCACCGCGCGCACGCCCTGCCTCTGCATCTCCGCGGGCACCTCTTCAAGCACGTCGTTTATGCCCTTTACCGTGTTTTTCGCCGCCTCTTCGGCTTGCTTTTGCAGCTTGTTATACCCGCTCTCGAGGTCGGCTACCGTCAGCGCGAAGTAGTCTTTCGCCTGTTGCGTCAGCCTGTAAGCCTGGTTAAACTCGTCGATATACTGCCGGGTCTTCGGGCCTATCTCGCCCTCCTGCGCTATCAGCTCGTCGACCTTTTTCATGAACTGCTCGACATAGGCTGCCGACTCCGCCGAGCCGTCCGACCACTGTTTGACAAGCCCCTCGTCGACGCCGAGCTCGACCGCGCGCCGGAGGTTGTCGCTGTAGTCGCGTAGGTTCTCGGCCTGCTTTTGCCATATCTCGACGAGCTGCCCCACGTCGTTTTCGACTTCGGCGACAAACTCGTCCCACAGCCCGACCTGGCTGTCGATGTTCTTGCGCGCCTCTTCGTAGAGCTCCTCGTACCGAGCCCGGGTGGTCTCAAGCAGGGCGTTGAACTCCTCAACCGCAGCCTGCGACTCGTCGAAAGCGCCCGCGAGCTCCTCGGTCGCGCCCTTGAGTTTTTCAGACTCCTTTAGAAGCTCGTCATATCTTTTGTTGAGCTTTTCCTGCTCTGATGCGTTGCCCGCCAGAGCGTCCTCAAGCTCGCGTATCGTCTTTTCAAGAGCTTTCGACTCGTCGTTTAAAAACCTCGTCTTCGTGGTAAACGAGCCGATTATGCCGGTGTGCTTGTTCCAGACGAGCTCGGAGTCGTTATACGAGTTTTTGAGCTCCTCTTGTATTCGCGCGTGCTCTTCCTTAGCCTCATTGAGCCGCTTTGTGATTTCTGCCTCCTCTCGGAGCAGCTCAATAGAGCGCTCGGTGAGGATTTCGATTTCCGACTGCAGATAGCGTTCCTTTGCGAGGTCAGAAAGCGACTGCCGGAGGCTTTCAATCGCCTCGCCGTTGCGGGTAATCGTGTCAGTAAACTCGTCGTAGGCGAGGTTTAAGTCGGGCACGAGAGCGTTCAGCTGCTCGACGATGCGCTTTATCTCAAGCTTTTCCTCAGCCGTGCGTCTTTCTTTCTCGGCGAGGTCGGACAGCCTATCTATCAGCTTTTCGGTAACTTCCCGGTTCTGCTCAATCCCGGCCTTCGACTCCTCAAAAGCCGCTTTCGAGCGCTCTACTTCTTCCGACAGCGACTTCCAGCTTTTCGCGAGCGACTCCGACGCCGCCTCGGGCTGAAGCTCTGCGAACGCTACAAGCCCTGCGACCAGCGCGCCAATGCCGACGGCGATGGCGCCCGCCGGCGAGAGGCCCGCCAGCGCACCGGAGAGCAGCTCGATAGCTTTAATCGCCGCCGAAAGGCCCGCGGCGCCCGCAACGAAAGTACCGAGAGCGGTCGCAACAGCCATTATCGCCGTCGATATCTCGGGATGGTCGCGTACGAAATCGGTAGCCCACTCGAACGCGTCTTTGCCAAACTCGGCGAAATTCTCAATCGCGGGCTTTAGGATGTTGCCCACCTCGATAGCGAGGTCGTTTGCCGCGTTCTTGCAGAGGATTATCTTGCTTTCGGTCGTCTCATACCGCTTCGATGCCTCCTCGACGAGCGCGGTGTTTTCCTCGAACGCGCGGCTTGACATATCGAGCGCGTCGGAGAGGAGCTCCGCGTTGAGTGACAGGCGCGACCAGGTGTCGGACACCCGCACGCCTTTGAGCCCGACGTCCTCGAGCATGCGTATAGTAGACTTGCCCGCGCCCTCGACGTTGCCAAGGCCCTTGATAAACGCCGTTATGGCGCCAGCGGTATCGGCGCCCCAGAGCTTGACGAACTCCTCGCGCGTCATGCCCGCGATCTCGGCGAACTTGTCGAGCTTCTCGCTTCCGGTCTCGGCGGCTATCTGCATCTGCTTAATCGCGGTGGAGAATGCCGTGCCGCCCATCTCGGCTTCAAGTCCGAGCGACGAAAGCGCCGCAGCAAACCCAACTATCTCATCGACGGTCAGCCCTACCTGCGTGCCGGCTGACGCGATGCGCATAGCCATATTGAGGATGTCGCTTTCGGTCGTAGCGAAGTTGTTGCCGAGCTCGACTATCGCCGCGCCGAGTTTGTCGTACTCCTTGGCGCTGAGCCCGGTGATGTTCGCGAATTTCGCGAGCGACTCCGACGCCGACTCGACCGTGAGGTTCGTCGAGCTCGAGAGCATAGCGATGACGCGGGTAAACGGCGCTATGTTTTCAGTCGCGATGCCAAGCTGGCCCGCAGCCTCTGCAATGCTGGCGATCTCCTCGACCGCGAGCGGTATCTCGAGCGCCATCTTGCGTATGTCCTCGGTCAGCTTCGCCAGCTGCTCCGGCGTGCCGTCGACGGTCTTGTACACGCCGGTTATCGCCGACTCGAACGAGATAGCGGCGTCCGCGCACGCCTTCAGCGCCTCTTTT